CGGGGAAGTATCATGCACCATTACGGGTGGACCTGGGAATATTTGCTTTGGGGTATAAAATGGCACATAGTTGAAAAGACAATGATCGATGCTCCAGGTTATAAGTACCCGAAGAATGGTGAAAAAGGCAAAGATGATAAAAGCAGCGATAAGGCCCCTAAGGCTCAAAACACATCATCATTACGTGCATTCCTAAATAAGAAATTAGATGAACAATAATAACGGTGCGATCTCTTTCAGGGCGCTTTTGGATACTAAGGATTTTGAACAAGGCCGATTTAAGATTGAAAGCCAGCTCAAGAGCTTGACAAGCATGGCAGACCAGGAAGCAAGCAAATTTGATTCAATCTTCCGGCGTACCGGCCAGGCGGTGGCCGCTTACCTCACATTTGATGCCGCCCGCAACCTGGTAGGGGATATCGTAAAGGTACGGGGTGAATTCCAGCAGCTTGAGATTGCTTTTACAACAATGTTGCAAAGCAAGTCAAAGGCCGATGGGTTTATGCGCGAATTGATCGACTTTGCGGCCACTACTCCTTTCGATCTAAAAAGTACCGGTGCCGCTGCAAAGCAATTGCTTGCATACGGTTCTGCAGCTGAATCTGTAAAAGGAGAATTGACAATGCTGGGAGACGTTGCGGCGGCACTTTCTGTACCTATTGGGGAATTGGTTTACCTGTACGGAACATTGAGATCACAGGGCCGGGCCTATGCTGTCGATATCCGGCAGTTTGCCGGTCGGGGGATTCCGATATATGCCGAACTTGCCAAAGTGCTAAAGGTGGGTAAAGATGAAGTTAACGCCCTGGTGGAAGCGGGGAAAGTTGGATTTCCGCAGGTTGAAAAGGCATTCCAGAATATGACCGCTGCCGGCTCAATATTTGGGGGCCTGATGGAGGCGCAAAGCCAATCAATACCTGGTAAAATAGAAAGGCTGAAAGATGCCTGGGATCAAATGCTAAATTCCATAGGCAAGGAAGGTGAAGGTGTGATCAACGGTGCCATAGACAGTATTGCCGGTTTGATTGAAAATTACCAACAGGTAGGCATAATCCTTGCCGGGTTGGCCGGAACTTATGGAACTTATAGAGCAGCTATCGCATTGTCAAGCGTTATTACTACAGCACATTTAGGAATAATTGAGAAAGAAACAGCTGCCAAGCTCGCTGCGATTGATGTTACTATAGCTGAAAGGACCGCTGTATTATCAAATATTGAAGCGAAAGCTGCTGAAGCCCTGGCCACTGAGAATCAATATAGGGCTGAATTTGCTTTGCTGGCCGAAAAGGAAGCCGTTGCCTTAGCCACTGTAAAAAGTACAGCTGCTACACTTGCAGAAGCGGAAGCAAAGGTAGCGTCAATAAGAGCTTCCACAGCATTAGGAGCTGCACGGAGACTTGATGCGGCTAATGCAGAATTATCAGCTGCAGCAACAGCTCATTCCGCTGCTACCCAGGAGGCTGAAACCTTGACGCGCAATGTTAATACTAAAACTGTAATCTTAAACAATCAATCCAAAGTGGCTAACACGCTGGCTACTGAGGTAAATACTGCTGCAAATAATTTATCAGCAGTAGCATCCACACGGGCAGCGATCGCTCGAAATGCTGAAACTGCTTCAATATCGGCGATGACTGGCCGGCAGGTACTGGCTGCAATCGCTACAAAGGCATTTGCCACTGCTCAGTCCATTGCTAACGCTACAATGTTAGCCAACCCTTATGTTGCATTGACTGTTGCAATAGTGGGCCTAACAGCCACATTCTGGGGATTGTATGACAGTACCACCGATCAGGAAAGGGCGATCAAAGGCCTGGCAGACTACACAGAAAAGCTCACTAAGAAAAAGGATGAAGCAAGGAGTAGTGCATTTTCGTTGATGAATACCCTGAATAATGAAAATGAATCAATTTTAAAGCAGGTTGCGGCTTACAAAGAGCTGATTGAATTATTACCTGAGCTGCAGGGCAAATCCGTTGAAGAGATAAAAGGTTTGTCGAAAGACGATTTTAACCGGCTTATAGACGCAAAGGCTGTAAAGGACACCAATGTTGAGCTTGAAAACATGAAATCCTTGTTAGAAGAAATAGCAGTAGCCAGAAAAGCTGATGCTGAAAGTGGTGGCAGCCGTTTGACCTCTGTTGAAAATACAGTCAAAAAAGTTAAGGATATTTTCGGTGAGGGCGTGAATACCTGGGGGGCTGCTGTGAAGGTCGTTGAAGATCGAATTGAAGCGATCAACAAAGGCATGCAGGAAGAAGCCCGAATTGCTGCCGAAATTGCAAGCCAAAAGGAATATGAGGGGCTCACTTTGCAGCAAAAACTTAATTGGCAAAACGATGTCATTGCCAAATTAGGTAAAGAAGAAGCCCAGTTGACGACTATACTCCTGGTATCCGGTCAAACTAACAGTGTTTTTGAAAGATGGCAAAATAATTTGAATGGTACTGCATTCGCCCTGCAAGATGTTGCTGCCAGGTTAGCAGCTGCCAGGAATGCAGCACAAGATCTAAATAATCAGTTAGCCGGTGGCGGGTCCTTGAGCGATGTTGACAACCAACTTAAGCAATTGACAGAAGAATGGAATAACCTGTCTGCTGCAGAGAGGAAAGCACAGCGTGCAAGTTATCAGTCCCGAAAAGATGCTTTGGATAAACAAAAGCAAGAAGGTGAATTGACTACCATAAAAAAGCCTTCCACCAAAAAGAAGAAGCAAGAGGAAAAGTTTCTTGAATCTTCAATCAAATGGTATGAAAAGGAAATCCAGAAGTTACAAGACCGTTTGGACCGTTTGCCCGTGATCCCGTCCAATATGGACAAAGTAAAGGATATTCAAGATAAAATATTTGCCCTCACTAAGGCCCGCACTGAAGCAGAAAAGGCAATTGAAATCCGTACATGGCAGGAGATGATGGATGAAAAGCTGAAAATGTACCACACTTATGAGGAAGCTTTGCGGATCGCTGAGGAAAATGACAAAAATAATCTTACCAATGGATCCGTCCGGACCGCTGCCGATGGTAGCCAGGTAGAGGTATTTGATGCCAGTGAACAGGTGAGCCAGGTTGATAAGGTAAAAGCTGCTTATGCCGACTTAACCCAATATGGCGAATCAAGGCTTGATTTCCTTATAGCAGAAAAGAAGCGAATCGATGACATTGTGGCTTCCGGTGAAGCAAACTATAAGGTTATTGAAAAGCTGGTTAAAGTTCAGACTGAACTTGATGTATTGCAAGGCAACTCAACGCCGGTTGAATCATTCCGAAAAGGAATTGATTCTATTACTGCCAGCATAAAACCTTACTCTGAAATAATTGCAAGCCTCAAGGGTGAACTTGAAGATTTGGAATCCAACACCCCAAATGTTTTAAAGTCTACTTCTGATTTTGTTGAGAAACGCAAAATATTAGTCAATGCAATATCTGATATCAATAAAAGAGGTTCAGAGGAACTATCCGGCTATCTGGTGCAACTGGCCGGATCTGAGCAGAAGCGCGCTGCAATTGTATTGAAATATGAGAATCTGATTAATGAAGCCAGGGTAAAAGGTTTGGAAACTCTGGATATTGAGCGCGAAATGCGCGAGGAACTGGCGGCTTTTGAAACTGAAAAGTTTAACGCCCAAAGAGGTGCCGCCGAAATTATTCAGGCGCAAACCCTTAAGGACCTTAAAAAGGAAGAAATCAGCATAAGGGAGCAAATAAACGCACTTATTCAAAAGGGATATGGTAATACCCTTGAAGTTGTACGCCTGCAGAAAAAATTGAAGGATAACCTGGGCATGCAGGGTGATACGGTTTATTCTAATACAATGATGTGGGTTCAGGCATTAGGACAGGCCGGTCAAAGCTTATCCGACCTTGAAGGGACAGCCGGAAATATTGGGCAGCTATTTTCAAATTTGGCTCAATCAGTACAGAACTTTAATCAAATCGCGGCCAATACAAAGGCAAATAATGGTAAAGTTGGTGCTTCTGATTATGCCGCAGCCGCCCAAAGTGCCGGTTCTCTGATCAGCATGGTAATTGGTGCCGCCCAACGCCGGAAGGCCAAGAGAAAACAAGAGGAAGCAAATACACTGCAAACCCAACTGGATTTGAATAAAGCTTTGATTGAGGAAGTCCGTTTAAGGTCGCAATTATCTGAAAGTGTATATGTAACGGATTACTATGGCCGAATAAAAGACAGTATTGAAGCTATGCAAATGGCTTCCGTGAAAGCTTTTGAGGTCATGCAGAAATTAAACGATGTCGGTAAAGCTAAGAACGGAACGAGAAATAAAATTGATTGGGGTGCGGTTGGTGCTGGTGCCGGTTCAGGTGCTGCTATTGGTGCGGTAGCCGGTGGCGGGGTTTTCTCCTGGTTAGGTGCCGCTATAGGTGCGGTAGGTGGGGCCTTAGTTGGACTTTTCGGTGCAATGAAAAAGGATGCCAGGTACAGCGGTCTATTTGAAATATACCCAGAATTGATATCCCAATCCGGGGAGTTTAATGAAACGCTGGCTAAAACCTTACTTGCCAATGAACAATTGGATGATAAAACAAAACAGTACCTGCAGAATCTCATCGATATCAATGAAGAATGGAAAGCGGCTGATAAGGCGATCACTGATATTATCGGTGATTTAACCGGTCAGATGGGCGGTGAGCTCAGGGATGTACTTGTACAAGCCTTTGAGGATGGCACTGATGCTGCACATGCTTTTGCTGATGTAGTGGAAAAAACGCTACAAAACGCACTGGAAAACCTTATTTATTCGGCTGTGTTCTCTGATGTATTCAAAGAACTTCAAGATCGATTGAAGGGATCATTAACCGGTGGGGCTTCATTCCAGGAGCAATTTGCATGGTTTATGGAACAATACGGGGAGCTTAATTCCCAATTCAAGGAAGCAATGGAAGCGGCAAAACAAGCCGGTAAAGATGTTGGCTTTGACTTATGGAATGGTAGCGAGGACCGGGCTAACGGTATGACCGGGGCAATCAAGGGCATCACTGAAGAACAGGCCGGAGTTTTGGCGGGTAATATTACCCAGATGAGGATAAAGCAGGCGGAGCATTCAGAGCTATTTAGGCAGCAAATATTCTTACTGGCTAATATCAGCTCAAACTCAAATTATCTGCCGGAATTAAGCCGGTTGGGGGGCATTCTGCGAATCCTTGAACGAATGGAATCAGATGGCTTTGCAAGATCGCAAGGTTGGCAGTACTAAAAAAATGACGGCTCAATTTTGAGCCGTCATTTTAATTTATAAGTTTGGATTTTGCTTTGTTGAATTCTTCATCCGTAATTATGCCGTCATCCTTTAGCTTTTTGAGCTTCATTAGTTCGTCTGAAATACTGCTGCCGGAAGCTTTTGAGATATTGCCGTATTCTTTCGGCGTTCTCAATTCGCCTTTACTAACTGCCTGTTTTGCGAACACTTTATATTTTTGATTACCTCCGCCTCTTACCGGCAACTTTACATAAAAAATATTATCATCTTCGATCTTATATACAATTGCCTTCTTATAGGAATTGTTTTTATTCATTGCGTTAAAATCATCTTCTGCGCTCTTATTCATAGATGTGCCGGTTGTAAGCCAGTGAACATCTGAAAAGTAGGCAAAGTTGCCATCTGGCTTTGAACCTTCTCCAATCTCGACAGTATCATTTTTTTGAATGATATATCCGTTTTCCAATACGATTTGCTTTTGAGCATTTGCCATTAGGCCCATCATGACCATAATGATTGAAATTAAATATCTCATTGATTGATTTTAAATGTTATTGGTCAAAATTATATAATATATCCGGTACTCCCAACAATGTGATTTAAAATACGGGAATACCAGTACAATACTGAATTACTCTTTATCAATAAATAGTGGTTTTTGCTTATACTTTAATGAGTAAAAAATGAAAGATGCCGGTAACCAACAATATTATACTTGATATACCAATGGATGAGGTGGCAAATTCACCCATTGCTTACGATTTCGGGCCGCAAGGCACACACGCAAAGGTTAGAAATAGCACATTTGTACCCGGCCATGACGGAAAGGCACTCAGGACAGGTCTTACCGGTATCGCAAAAACCCGAAATACACTGATTGAATTGGAGCAGGATTTTACCGTTTCCGTGTTTGTAAGGAATCGGCAGTTCCCCGGTTATGCTGCCCCCCTGGGAGTAACATTTGAATTTGAGATGAATGCGATCAGCTTTATAGACTATCAGTACGATGTGCCTGATTTGGATACCTGGGTGCATTGGGTATTCGTTAAGACGCCAACCGGAGCAAAAATATACAAGAACGCTGTCCAGGTTGCAACAGTACCCTTTGGAGCAACTGATTTAACCGCCTGGGCAATTAAGCAGTTAATCCCAGAGGTTGATAATGGCTTTACTTATACATTACCAATGACCTTTAGCACGGCGGTGGCTACAGGATTCACTACAGCTGATATTGATTCAGTGTTGATTTACGATAGGGCTTTGACAGATGAAGAAATCAGACAAATTGATGTGCCGGAAGCTAATGTAATGTACTGGATAGATGACCATAAATTCCTTGATTTTAAGGTATTTGTTGAGGAATCGCACGGCCTTATTGACAGTCTTAGGATTAAGGATCCAGTTAAGGTTGATTGGGCCGGTGAGCATGGTGTAATTGTTGACCTTGAACGGCCCCGTTTCATGCCCCGGGAAATAACCCTGGATTGCTTTTTTGAAAGTGATGGATTTATGGATTTTACCATGCAGATGAATGAGTTTCTTGCTTACTTCAAGGGCAAAGGCACCCACCGGCTAAAAGTTGAGATTGACAACCGCCGCCCGTTGGTTTACGAGGTTTATATGGAAGAAGCCAGCAATATAGACAAGAAATGGCGTGCGGGTAAATTCTATGGTAAATTTTCACTAAAGCTTATTGAATACCTACCGGTGAAGCGTGTGCTGCGTTTTGTAAAAAATAATACCCAGAATACCCTTCAAATAAATATAGATAGCAAAACTCCTTTCAATATCTATTGGGGTGATGGAACGGTTACGGAAAATGTCCTGGGGCAACAGTTGCTGTCACACACTTACCAGGAGGAAAAAATATATCAAATCATTTGCGCGGGTGTGCTCGAAGACATCAACGCATTTTCACACACCGGGATACTATTATGGAGCAGCTTGTAATATACAAGAGAAACGGGGATAAATTGAACCTATATAACCGGGTAGATTCAGCCGAACAGGTTAAGAACTTTTTAGGACAGGACCAGGTAAATATCGCTGTCCGGTCACCGGAGCCATTGCGGTTTGACATTGGCGATCGGATCACTGTATTTGGTGAACACTATACAATTAATCTTCTTCCTAAAGAAAGGAAAAATAATGATCGGGAGTTTGAATATAATGTAACATTTGAGGGCGTTCAATATGATTTGATAAAGGTCCAAATGTTAGACATTGATGATTCTGGATTTTCGACTGGCGCAAATTTCTCTTTGATGGCAGATCTTGAGGACTATGTAAAGCTTGTAGTAAGAAATCTTAACCGTGTATATGGTGCCGGTAAATGGCTAATAGGTGATGTAAAGCAAAACACTGAGCACCTGCTGATTGATTTCACGAATAACAATTGCCTGGAAGCCTTACAAAATCTTTGTGACCAGTACATAACGCATTTTCAAATTGAGGTTGTTGGCAATTCCTACCGTTTGAATGTAAAAAACATAGATACAGTGCTGCCGGATACTTTTGAATATGGCAGGCACCGGGGGTTGTATAACCTCGGTAGAACAAATGTGAGTGCTAAGAACATTGTTACCAGGCTTTACGCCTTTGGCGGTACTACCAACATTCCGGGGGATTACCGGGGCGGCGCCATCCGGTTGAAGATGCCAATAAATGTAATTTATTCAGAGGGGCAGGCCTATATTACAGATGCTGGGGCGGTGGCTGATTATGGGGTGGCTGAGGGTGCAATTAATTTTGATGAAGTATATCCGCGCCGAACCGGAACAATCACGCAAATTGATCAGGACCGGCTTGTATTCTTTGATAATACAATGCCGTTTGATATTAACCAACAACTTTTACCAGGCCTTAATCCAAAGATAAATTTCAAATCTGGTGCTTTAGCCGGATACACTTTTGATGCACCGGTATATGATCACACCCAGAAGAAATTTATAATCAATCCATATACAGATGATCGCGGATTTGTTTTCCCATCGGTAGACAACAATGCTTTTAGAATGGCCGTAGGTGATGAGTATGTGATCATTGATATAAAGATGCCTCAAAGCTATGTTACCCAGGCAGAAAATGAGCTTTATAATAAAGCAATTGAGCAACTGTCTATACAATCGGTGCCAGCCTTGCAATGGGAACTAGAGATTGACGGCAATTATCTCAAATCAAAGGAGACTGTGCCCGGTCAAATTATTCATTATTTCCAGACAGGATATTTGCTAAATGTTGTGGATCAGGATTTGAGAATTAATGGCAGATCTCAGGTTATTGGATTTACCCGCAGCATCCTGCGACCGTATGAATACAAAATAACGGTAAGTGAACAGTTCGTAAATAAAAGGCAGATACAACGAACCTTCAGGGGGATTGATATCCGTCTGCTTGAAGGGTTGAATATGGGCCGAGTAACCAGGGCTATTTCAAACAACTTTCAAACCCAGATTAACCAGGTTGTAAATAATATTCAGACAACGATACAAAGTCAAATATCCCAGGCAACCAATTGGGGTGATCGAGAGTGGTGAAAATGCACTATACTTTAATGAGTAATGAGAAAATTCACACCATATACTGTTTTTTTACTTCCCCATCCCGCAACACCTGGCTTTGATGTTGATGGTCTTTATTTTGTTGCCTTGCCGGATAATAAGATGACTATTTATATCAGGGATAAAGACAACACGGAATGGATTTCTTTAACCGAAACCGATTTAACTGCATATTTTACAAAAACAGAATCTGATCAGCGATTTGTAACCTACACAAATGCAAATGCTGATATTGACTTGAACAATAAGGACCTGGTAAATGTCAGGAAGATTGGAATTAACCTAACAACCCCGGCAACAATTAATTACGGAGATCTGTACTACTATGACAACGGATTAAAATTGAAGGTTAATACGAATAATACATTCGGAGAATGGCGAAAAGTAACAGGGTTGAGCCCAGATTTATCCTGGACAATGTATTGGACAATGCCTAACTATACATCTACAAATTTCACTGATTTAGGCTTAGCTCCTGATGGAATAAATAAGGCTGCTCTTGTTGTTTTTCCGTATATGTATTTACAACCAGTTTCTTCAATATTTGGAGGTGGGTATCATACTGATATGGCAGCGGCCGGCACGTTGATTTCAGGCGATCATACAAACTCAGGAGCATCCTCGAGATCTCATATATATTTTGACCATCAGGGCAATTTATATGCAGGAGCTTCAGGACAATATGCTTACAATGGTTGGAATAAGGTATGGACAGAAATGTATTTGAGTGCATCAAAGGTTACTTTGCTCAATACAATAATCGCCGAAACATACACGCCAGTATTAATCATAGTTGCAGAAAGTCCCTCAGTAGTAGTAAAGAATTCCTTTTATACGCGGGTAGGTGATTTTGTTGACCTGGCTATTACGGTAGAAGTTAGCAATTTGACGTTGAATGTTCCTAACATTTTCACTTTGTCGCTCCCAGTGATCAGCTCATTTACTACACAACATTCAGTGCCGGTTATCGGCTTTGAGGGAAGCAATCGTAATTATTCGACTGTGACAGTTTACAAGAATACAGTTGATAAGGTTCATGTACAAATTAATCCGCCAAATACAATGCCATATACCGTCCACGTACACTTAAAATATAGATTATAATGGAAAGGAATTTACCGATGGAGGTTATCACAATACAGCTGCCGGCGTATGACCTTTTTTTTATTGGGCAGACACTGATCGAGAAGAACCAAACTGGACAAACTATTGTGTTTATCAATACGATTAATAAGGCCAGTGAAGGTATTCAAAGCATTAATGATCCATTATCAGTGAATTTAACAGTAACACAGCTGCTAGAGATCATCGAGCTAATGGGAAAGGAATCAGAATTCCTTTACGCAGCATTCAATCTGTCGATTGAAGGTAAGTTGATGACCCAATTAGCCGCCCTGGCCGGTACTGATTTAGAACTGGCTCAATACATAGGCGGCCGGCTATCTGAACGTAAACTCCGGATAGATGCCTACAAAACAGCTTTTATATCAAAGTATTTGAAAACTCAAAATATAGACTTGAATGTTTAAGAATATGGCCCTTTTTATTGTTGCATTCATGCTTTTCTTGCCGCTTTCGGTGGTAAATGTGGGTGTGGTTATCTGTACCGGTTCCGGTGCAATATCAAAGCGTTTTAGTGGATACTTTCTAAGTTCTGCGAAAAGCATAGACAAATTTGCAAACGTTGAATTTAGATCACTTTGGGGACTTACAATGATTGCGAATAAATACCGGGATGACCATTTCCCATTTGGAAACTTTGGTCATACCGTATCGTATGTGCTGGGTAAAAATAAAGAAGTTGGCAAGCTTAGTACTGCCGGAATATACCTTGTGAAACTATTAAACCTGATCGATAAGGACCATGTTGAAAAGGCTGTAAAAATTACTGAGGACAATTTAAAACGATAGAACGTGGAGCCGCCGAAAAATTTAAGTAACAGAAGCCTGGTGCAGTGGATCATAGGCATTTTAACGGCTGTAGTTGTATTCCTTTTCGGGGCTTATACCAAAGGGCAGTCTGAGCTTTTAACGCAAGCACAAAAGGGAGAAGAGGACGCAAAGCGAGACCTTAAAGAAGTTAGAGCAGAATTGTCAAAATGTCAAAACGAAAAGAACTTATATGAAGTAATTCACCGTTTTGGCGTGGCGCCGGGAAAGAAAACCGTTGAAGTCACGCCGGAGCAACAAAATACTGATAGTTATGAAAACTAAAATTTTAATTCTCATCTTCCTGGCATTGTGCGTAATGCCTCAAAGCGGCTGTAAAGTCCGTAAAATCTATAAAGAGCAGATTAAAATCAATGCAAAGTTGATCAAGGACCGGGATAGCTTGCGCGTTAGTATGAGTGATAGCATGCGAACGCTTTCCCTGGTCCGGAACACATTAGCCGAAACAGTAAGCCGGATGGATAAGATGTCCGCGGAGCGCCGGGCTGAAAATTTAACGATTGAAAAGAAGACGGTGCCCAACCCCGTTACCGTTACCGGCAAAACATACAAGACCAGCATACCAGGTAACTGGATGCTGGACACCAGCGGCATTAAGGACGGGAAGCTTATCTATTTTGATATGGATAACGATGATGTCCGGGCCACGGCTTACTACCAGGCCGGACAGATGCGCGTTGAGATCCAGACGAAAGATAAAACTGTGGATGTACCGGCTGAAGAAATACGCATCACCAAAAGCTCGGAAGCCACAAAAAGCACCGCGGATAAATCACTGAAGGAAGAAAAGGTGATCACTGCGGAGGACCTTAAGGAGGTTGCTCAGGGGTCAAAATCCGATTCCAGCCACATCAATGATTCTGAACGATCAGAATTGAAAGCAGAACAAATCAATGAGGGTAGTAAATCTACCCGACCGACCTGGTTGACGATTGCCATTATCATCGCATCGGCGCTCATTGCCGTGGCTTTAATTTGGCATTTCTCATTGATCGGCAAAACGGTTGAATGGGTGAGACGAATAATCAATAAAATCAAATCAAAATAGAATAGAATAGAATGGCAGAATTTTTAGCAGCACATAAACGAACTGCAGTAAATGAGGGCGGTTATGCAAACGTGGCCGCGGACCGTGGCGGAGAAACATATAAAGGGATCGCGCGGAACTTCTGGCCTAAATGGTCCGGTTGGGCTATTGTAGACAGCATGAAGCCCCTGGCGCACAACGCAAAGATCAAAAATGCAGAGCTGGAAAGCCAGGTGAATATGTTCTACAAGCGAAACTTTTGGGATAAAATATCGGGTGATGCAATCGACGACCAGGAAACCGCATTTAAACTATACGATTTCGCAGTGACCAGCGGCCAGCCTAAATCCATTCAGCAGATCCAAAAGGTTTTAGGCCTTCCGGAAACCGGTAAGATCACCCCGCAACTGATCGAGGCAATTAACAATCCAGCAAAACACTTAATTAAATAAATATCATGAGAAAATTAAACGAGCTCACATTTCAGGGGAAATGCTGGCATGACAACAGTAAAATTGTAACTGGTAAAATGACCTTTCGCGATCGAAGCTCACTGGAATTAGCCGGTGATGCGAATGAAAATGGATATGTGGTCTGTATCGAAAATGAAGATGGTGTTCACCTTGTGCATCCTAACAGCATGGAGTTAATTGCTTAACCTTAGAAATAACTTGAACAATGAGAAACATCAAAATCTTAGCCCTGGCATTTGGTCTATTGGCCTGTACATCGTGCGTAAATACTAAACCATGCCCGGAAGTGCTGGATAAACCACCACAAATTGAGCTCAAAACCGCTTATTTACCTGTGCCGGCTGACAGCATAGAAAAGATCAAGGATAGTATTTATTATTCCTACAAACATAATATAGATGAAATGATCATCACAAATCAGATCTTGAACCGGAAAATTGATAGCATGCAGGTCACTTCTGATACGCTGGCCGCTCGTTTACTTCATGCCCGGCTGATGATCGAGAACGCGAGATATTACTTGCGCATCGCAAATCGTAACACAAGCCAGCAGAAATTTCTCCGCGGCTGGATGAACCGGGCCTTAGAGGTGCCGTAATAATAGAAGTTAGGTAGCTCCTAACTTTATCGCCCAACTACCACATCGGGCAAATAATTAAAGTGCATACACACTAAGAAAGGAGCCAAGCTCTTTTTACAGTGTGTATGCACTTTTTAATTGTGGTAGGCTGCAAATGTAACAATAAAATCTATTTTATGAGGAACGATATCCAAAGGAAAGCACAAAAGAAGTTTGTCAACAAAGAAATTTATATTGAACAATTAAGGAAAAAGTATGAACAGAGAAAAATTAAACTGGAATTGGAGCAAAGCAGATTATCCAACGAGCGTAAATCTTAATGTATTTGGTGCATTCGTGTGTGCCGGAGGCTCAACAATGGGCTATAAGCTGGCCGGGTATAATCATTTAGGCGGCATTGAAATTGATCCCAAAATTGCCTATACCTATAAGGCAAACCACGATCCAAAATATTTCTATATTGAAGATATCCGGGAATTCAATAAACGCAAGGATCTACCTGAAGAACTTTATGATCTGGATATCCTGGACGGATCACCGCCCTGCACCACTTTCAGTATGGCCGGAAGCCGGGAGCAGAGCTGGGGCAAACTAAAGTACTTCCGGGAAGGGCAATCGGCCCAAGTGCTGGATGACCTGGTATATGTGTATTGTGATACAGTCGAAAAGCTGAAGCCTAAAACGGTCATTCTGGAAAATGTTCCCGGCCTGATCGCTGGCAATGCCCTGAAGTATGCAATTGGGATTTATGAGCGCCTGGCTGGGATCGGGTATGATGTGCAAATATTCTCATTGAATGCCGCGACCATGGGTGTGCCCCAGGCCCGGGAACGAGTGTTTTTCATCGCCCGGCAACGCTCATTGGGCTGGCAGGATCTTAAATTGAATTATGATTACAAGCCGGTGACCTTTGGGGAAATCGCAGAACAGCGCCCCGAAGTAAAGCCGCTGATCCCGTCACTTGCTGCCAGGTGGCCATACGTCCAATATGGTGATCAGAGTTTCAAGATGGCAAACTGCAGGTATATAGGCGACAATTCAAAGTCATCATTTTTTAGTGCATCCATTGTTTATGATGATTGGGTACACTGTACACTGACCAGTAGCGGCCATTCTGTTTACTACCAGGAGCAAAGGAATGTGAGTGATCAGGAGTATTCCAGGATGAGCACATTCCCGAATGATTTTGATTATTGCGGCGCAAGTGTCCGGTATGTGTGTGGTATGTCAGTTCCGCCCTTAATGACGGCAGCAATCGCAAAGGAAATGCGTTCCCAATGGTTTAAAGTTTAGGAGGGCTGAAATTTCAGCTGTCTAAATTCCAATAAATTTTAAGGGTGCCTTGATTCAGGGCACCCTTTTTAGATCAATAAAATTATTTGTTGAAGCCAATAAAATAGTACGTTGCAATTCTCATTTCGTTAATTATTTCAATCCCTCGCAGGAGAAATGTTGCACGTCCGCAGTCTTCAAATTGACAATTTACTTCTGTTGGCGGATCATCTTCAAGCATTACCGCTTGTTCAAGTTTTGAAAGCAAGGCGAAAGGCGGTGAGTAATATTGATTATTATATTGATATAGTTCAAAAAACTCATTTAAGTTTGAAACACGCAAAATATTGTATTCTTTGTAATAAGTTTCTTTGTTTAGTTTCCTTACTGCCATAAACCAAATATATAAAAGTTATCTTTTTGACAGGAAGTAATAATAAAAGAATGCCTTTGTTATTTGGCTCATTGGTTTGGCCGTGGTATCAGATAGCCAGGCGGACAAACTTGTCTTTATAATACCTGTTTCTCGCTCTATCTCCTTTGCCTTGATTCCTAATTCCATCATCTGCTTATTTACCCAATTGCGGTCTATTTTACTGATATGATGTTCTTCATAAGGGGTGGCATGAACGTGTATTGTACTATTTGGAAGGAATCTACCAAATAATGACTTTGTCCGATCTGCTAACTCCTTTTGAGAAAGGTAATTTTCAGATAGGTGCTTTTTTTGTACTGTTTTTATGGTAATTGAGTTGTCTTGAACCTCCGTGATTTTAAATTCAATGCCGGAATGTCTTTTATATTGCAACCCACCAGCATCCAAAGCGTCTATTTGTTCAGTTTCTAAATAGACCATTAACAGATGGATATTTTTTATTGTTCTCATTGTGGTTATTTGAAAATTTTAAATATTTGGGTGCCCAGTGTGATTGAACACCCAAAATTAATGTTATTAGCTGAGGTCGAAAAGTATTCGTTTCGCGGCATCCTCTGCATTTTTGGTGATCTTCCGCTGCCATGCGACCTCTTTAGGTGACCATCTGAAAGCGTGCTTGCCTAATGTTTCTCTGATCTCCTTTGCCGGTTTACCCTCAAAGATCAGCTGGATCCTGTCGATTTGGTAATTGTACACCATGCGAACCCCGTTAATTGTGTATTCTTTGTTTTCTTCAGCCTGCATGGATTCTTTCATCTCCAATTGCGTGACCCGGGTTCTTAGCCGTTTAATTTCTGCATTGTTGTTGGTCAACTCGAAAGGAGCAAAACCGGTTCCATACCATTTGCCTTCTCCATTCTGCAATTCAACGGCCAGGGCCTGCTTAATTCCGGCTTCAATCAGCTGGGCGGTGCAATCGTTCCCTTTGGCCTTTCTGATTATGGCATTGGCCTTTTTCATTAAGTCCTGCAGATGCTCCCTGTCACTTAAATTCTTTCGGGCGGCTTCCAGTTCAGACAAGACAGTAACCTTTGGTTTAAATCCCCTTTCAACGGCTTTTAAAAACCGGCCGGGCCATTCGTGGAAAAAATCAGACTTTGCACGCTCTGCATTGTTGGCTTTTTCTGCCCGCCTTACCGGAAACTTTGAAGGACCGGCAATCATTACGCTAATACAGTTCGATTTGGCACCCAACCAGGCCGAAAAATGCCGTTTGTAACGTTCAATGAACCTTTCCTTTATTGATTCAATTTCGGCGGTAGAAACGCCGTATTTTTGGCCCAGGTTGTCCAGCATTGTCAAATGCTTTTCAAGATCGGCGGTATAATCGGTGATATATTGATTTGCTCTTTTTTCCGGTGAAAATGATGTGCCGGTGTGGGCTCTGTAGGCCAGTTCTGCGAATTCTTTTAATAACATAGTGTTTGAGTTTATAGGGTATAGTAAATTAAGTTTATGCCAATTTGGTAAATGTCAATTTCATTGTCGTCACATACTGTAAAAGCCTGCTCCATCAATTCATTGTGCTTTTCTGCTGTTTCAGGATCAAAAACCTCCTTATCCTTTTTGAAATTATAGTAATCGTAAAAATCAGTATCCGGATGGAAGCCGGCCCCGAGTACTTCAATACAGTGTGCTAAGAATTCGCGCACCTGATCAACGGTGGTAATTTGTTCAATATTCATGATTTTGTTCTTTTAAGAAGGGCGGCGTTACCCGCCCTTTGATGTTTTAGAGATAAAGTAGTTCGGCTGTTTCGATGTTGAAAATTGCTATTTGTTCATTTTCAATTCCGGCTTTTATTGCATCTTCCCGGTTTTTGTAAACCATTGAAGCATCCCAATAAAATTTGTCATCTTCAAGCCAACCACCTATAATTTTTGAAGTTTTTTGTGCGACTTCCAACGCTTTTCGCAACCCGAACACATTAAAGCAATTTTGAGTTTCTTTAAGTGCCACAATCCATCCTGATTTAACTGGTTCAAGATTTGGGAGAGTTACTGTAAATCCACTAGGATTTTCGCATGCAATACATTGCAGCTTTTGGATCAATTCATCCATAACTTTTGTGCCGTTTGTTATTCCGGCGGCTACCGGTTTAGTGTTTCAAAGAACTAAAGCAAAGATACAAAAAGTTATCAAATAGAAAACTTTTTATTGATTTTTTTTAAAACATTTTCTTGATAAAAATTAAAGCTTCCCTATGCTTTACATATATCAGGTCAAAAATAATTGGACACCTCAATTTTGAGGAATCCGCCGAACTGCATTAAAAAGAAAATACCGTCACTTTAAAGTGACGGTATTAGTCGGGTGCAATGATTTACAGTACCCTAGCCCAGCTGCCATCGGTATTAACGATAGCAGGTTATTATTTAGCGGTTCTCCTGCCTAATAGGATATTAATCTCAAATAGGAGGCCCCAACACGCTAATAATAAAATTGTCAGTTCAATCATAATATATCTTGTAAAGTTTATTATAATATATATTACGATTCATTGCGCTCCTTTGGACTTATTATGTTAATGTAATGTTATTGTAAATAAATAAAAAATTAGCCCGTTTTAAAGGCTTTCAGAATAAAGTGTGTTTCGGATGTGTTTCGGGAAATTTATGGCATAAAAAAAGGGTCTCAACAAATATGTTGAAACCCTTGATTTTGTTGTGCCCCAGGCCGGACTTGAACCGGCACGGACATTGCTGCCCACAGGATTTTAAGTCCTGCGTGTCTACCAATTTCACCACCAGGGCTTTAAGCCTGCTTTAAAAAACAAGTTTAAATGCTATCCTGAAAGAGGATATGGAGCAGAAGACGCGATTCGAACGCGCGACCCCAACCTTGGCAAGGTTGTGCTCTACCAGCTGAGCTACTTCTGCATGTGTATTTTAAGAACTTCTTTTCCCCGTTTGGGATTGCAAAGATAATAAACGATTTGATTCCAGCAAATATTTTTTCCAGAAATCCTTAAAATTCACCCTTTATTTTTAAAACTTGAAATTAACGCCTACGTAATTATGCGGCGTTACTTTCTTAAGTTCTGCTTTTACTTTTTCATTTACGTCCAGCTTTTCAATAAAGGCATGCATGGTTTTTTGTGTAATCCCCTCTTTTCCCCTGGTTAATGCCTTTAAAGCCTCGTAAGGTTGCGGATAACCGGCACGTCTTAAAATCGTTTGTATTGCCTCTGCTACTACCGCCCAGTTATTTTCCAGGTCATCATGCAGCTTAGATTCATTCAGCAACAGTTTACCTAAACCTTTTTCGATGGATCTTAGTGAAATCAAAGAATGTGCCATAGGTACGCCTATATTCCTTAATACAGTAGAATCCGTAAGATCGCGCTGCAGGCGGCTCACCGGTAATTTCATGCTTAAGTGCTCATAAAGAGAATTGGCAATGCCCAGGTTACCCTCTGCATTTTCAAAATCGATCGGGTTCACTTTATGTGGCATAGCAGAAGAACCTATTTCACCTGCTTTTGTTTTTTGCTTAAAATATTCCATCGACACATAGGTCCAGATATCCCGGCACAGATCCGTTAAGATGGTATTGATACGCTTTAAAGTATCGAAATGTGCTGCCAGGTTATCATAATGCTCGATCTGTGTTGTGTACTGCATCCTTTGCAGGCCCAGGCGCTCATTCACAAATTCATTACCAAACTCCACCCAGTCTTTTTTAGGGAAGGCTACATGGTGGGCATTAAAGTTACCGGTAGCACCGCCAAATTTAGCCGCATAAGGCACGTAGCCGAAGAGGTCTACCTGGTTTTGCAACCTTTCAACAAACACCATGATCTCTTTACCTAAAGTCGTAGGGGAGGCAGGCTGACCATGTGTTTTCGCCAGCATGGGGATTTTCTTCCAATCCTTAGCCATTTTTTTCAACGTAGAAATGACATTAAGCAGGTAAGGCATATAAACAGACTCTACCGCATCTTTCCACAACAGCGGAATGGCCGTATTGTTGATATCCTGGGAAGTCAATCCGAAGTGTACCCATTCTGCAATCGCTTCTGCATCCAGTGCTTTTAATTGCTCCTTAATGAAGTATTCAACCGCCTTTACATCATGATTCGTTACTTTCTCGGTCTCTTTTACCTTTTGAGCATCCTCTTCCGTCATCTCCTCATAGATCGCTCTCAGCTTGGCTGCGGTAAGGCTTTTAGGTAATTTGAAAATATTTTTTTCAGCCAGAAGAATAAAGTATTCTATCTCTACTTTAACGCGGTACTTGATCAATCCGAATTCCGAAAAATAAGGAGCTAATTCTGTGACTTGATTACGGTATCTGCCATCGACAGGGCTGATAGAAAGTAATGGAGTGAAATCTTGCATAAAGGTTGCTTTACGGTTGTATGAAAAGTTCGGGGCAAAAGTACAATCAATTTCTTTATTCCCTAAAGCAACCTTTTAATATTTATTGCATTTATCACTATAACAATATGTTGCATTGAGCATTACCTTTGGAAGTTTTTACTTTTTAAACAATAATCTTTAGTTAATTTCGATATAACCCTTAACCATCATTATGTCCGTATCCCTGTTAGCAAAGACTGCTTTGCTGTTTGTCTTCGTATTGTTCTCTGTCGATTTGCTCTATGCTACCCGTTTAAGCGGTGTGATAAAAGATGAAGAGGGCTATACCATATCCTATGCCGTGATCTCGGTCAAAGGGACCAACCTGGGTACTTCGGCAGGAGAAGACGGAGTCTATTATTTAGATGTGCCCGAAGGCAATGCTACTGTAGTGGTAGAGGTCATGGGCTACAAAACAGTGAGAAAGAATGTAAGCATCAGCGGTAAAGAACAGCAACTGGATTTTGTCCTGGCCCTGGAGCATGAATCACTGACAGGCGTTGTGGTGAAAGCAAATGCAGAAGACCCTGCCTACCGCATCATGAGAAATGTGATCGCGAATAAAGGAAAGAATGCCAAAAAACTGAAAACCTTTGAAACGGATATTTACTTAAAAGGAAAACTCTACCTGAAAGACATTCCGAATAAAATATTCGGCAGGGAGATCGATGAAGAAGGCATGAAGGAAATGCAAAAAACCTTAAACCTGGATTCGAGCAATAATGGCATTATCTACTTTTTAGAACAATTCACCAAATACTATTACAAAGCCCCCGATAAGGAATTCAATAAAGTGAATGCCGTAAAGACCAGTGGTGATCCCAAAGGCCTGGGCTTTGCTACCATGCCCAGTATCATTGATGTCTATGAAAATAATGTAAACCTGATGAGCGGGATCAACCCCAGAGGCTTTATCTCCCCGGCTCATACCAATGCTTTTCAATATTACAAATTTGCCTTCCAGGGTTCTTACGAGGAAGACGGGCAAATGATCAATAAAATAGAATTCTGGCCCAGGCGCGGACTAGAGCCTACTTTCCGGGGCACGCTCTATGTGGTGGACGAAGACTGGACCTTCAAGCAGCTGGAACTCATACTGGACAAGCGCGCGCAGATAGAAAATGTGGATACGATGATCCTGAGGCAGCAATACCGTAAAAGTGCAGATGGGAATTGGGTGATCCAGCAACAGGTCCTGTACCCGGTGATCAAGATCTTTGGTTTTGGTATAGCTGGCGACTTCCTCACCAATTATACCCACGCAAAGGTCAATGAACCTATAGATGAGCAGATCTTTAAAACCAAACTCATCACCGTATATGACAGCAGTGCCTTATCCACGACAAACACATATTGGGAAGAGAACAGGCCTTTTTCCCTTACCAAAGAAGAGGTCAAAGATTATGCATTTAAAGACAGCACCTATACAGAGACCGTAAGGAAAACAGATTCTTTATATAATGCAACTCAACTACACGTTGACCCGGGCAGCTTCCTGGTCTCCGGCGCTTATTATAAAAAGAGAAATAACCAGGTAGGTACAGAAAGCCTCATCAATTCCTTAGGATTTAATACCGTGGAAGGCCTGGTCGTAGGCCTGAATCCTTATTGGAAGCATGGCCTGGGAGGTGGAGACAGTTTGAATATTGTGTGGAAAAACCATTATGGATTTGCCAACAAGCAATTCCAGTCGACACTGCACTGGAACTACCTGAATGTAGACTCCGGCTTCAGAGGCCGTTCTTATAGCCTATGGGGTATGGCAGGCAGAGATGTTTTCCAGATCAATACACCCGATCCGATCATACCTTTATTGAATACCTATACCACTCTGTTTGCCGGCTACAATTTTATGAAGCTCTACCAGGCCACCAGAGTACAGCTAGGCATTAATAATAATCTCGGGAATGGTTTTTCCTGGAACTTTAATGCAAATTTTGAAGACCGGCAGCGTATGGAGAATAACAGCACTTTTAGCTTCAGTAAAAAAACCAAAGAGCGCTATACGGTCAATAACCCGGATGAGCTACCGGAGTTTGAAAACCACAAAGCCTTTATCCTTAACCTGGGGCTGCAATACCAGCCCGGCTGGAAATTTGTGCAGTATCCAAAATATAAATCCGGCATGGCCAGCACAGCACCGGTTTTTGAGTTGAACTATATTAAAGGTATCAAGGGTATTTTCGATAGTAAATCAGATTTTGACCGTTGGCAAGCCGGGATCTCCGACGACCTGTCGCTCAAGCTACAGGGCATCTTCCGCTACCGCTTGACGGGAGGAGGATTCTTAAATAAAAATTATGTGGGCAACCCGGATATGTTCCATTTATTCAGCAATGAAGTATCAATAGCAAGCCCCTACCTGAGAAGCTTCCAGACAGCACCTTACTTTTCCTACAGTCATATTCCCAGCCTTTATGGTCAGTTAAATGCAGAGTGGCACCTGAATGGCTTCCTGACCAATAAGATCCCGGGATTCAAAAAACTGAACTGGCACCTGGTACTTTCCGGCAACGGGTTTTACACCAACCAGCAGATGTACTATGGTGAATATGGTATAGGCCTGGAGAATATCGGGTTTAAATTTTTCAAAGTATTCCGGGTGGACTACTATTTAGGGAAAGGCTCCCTGAGCAATGAGTGGCGCAATGGCTTCAGACTCGGGATCAGTATGCCGATGAGTATGATAGGGATGTAATGAAAAGAAATAAACCGATCACATCAGGATGTTGTTGACCGGAACTACCGGTTCCGGCAGGTCTTTACGGTCCAGCATTTCCTTCATATCCGTTTCTATCATTTTACTGATCTGCGTGATGGGTACATCATTAGCACCGCCTTCAAAAGGGTTCAAAGAATTTTCGCCTACATCATCTAGCGTGATGAATACCCAGCAAATTAAAGTGGTCAAAGGGATGAGCAGGAAAACAGAATATCCTTCCAGTGCAGTCCCTAACCCTATTGCAGCGCCCTCCTTGAGCAAGCCGAAAGGTAAAAGGTACACGAAAATATGAAGCAGGTAGGTAGTGATGGAAGAAAAGTGTCGTGGATAAGGAAAGTTTTTGATGCGCTCCGCTTTACCCTGCTGATCGTAAAAGCTGGTAATACTTTGTTGCAATTGCAATTGTTGCAGATCAGTGATCGCACCATCTCTATACAGCTCATTGATATGGGCCGATTGAAGGGCTAAGGCCTGAGAAGCCCTGTTTTTCTTAGCCATCAGCCGATCAAATTCTTCTTTACTTAGAAATGGCGTAACCGCATCCTTAAGCTCTTCCGTCCATTCCGGTACCTTGTAATGACCTTCCATATATTCCCGGGCCTGCTTTCCGCT